CAATCTAATGGCGCAGCATCTGTTGCCTATGCTAAGCAAGCACTGGGTGCAACAGCAGTTGCAGTACCAGCAGGAGATACTCCTGATTGTAAGCACGGCACTATGTCATTCCGTTCTGGCGTTGGTCAGAAGGGTCCTTGGAAAGGCTGGATGTGTGCTGCACCTAAGGGTGCTGCAGATAAGTGCGAAACCGTCTGGGTTCGTTAGCTTTATGCGGGTTCCCTACAACTTTGAGAACCCACTATGTAGAGAAACTTCACCAGAGTTATTTTATCCGGACAAGGGTGAAGATAAAACTCACATAGCAATAGTAAAAAGTATTTGTGGTAGATGTCCTCACTTAGCTGAGTGTGCTGAGTGGGGCATTGCTAAAGAAATTCACGGCATATGGGGAGGACTTGCTCCTACGGAGCGTAGAAGAATCCGTATGAAAAGAAGGATTGTATTACTGGAAGAGGAAGAGGAAGTTGCTTAATTTATCTAGGGCTTGGAGTGGGTCAACCACTAATGCAAAGCCACTGCCTGATGTGTGGAAAGCTGTTGCTGAAAAGCATATGAAGTTCCGCAGAGGTCAGGTATGTATGGTGGCTGCTGCACCAAACGCTGGTAAATCTATGTTCGCATTAATCTATGCGATCAAAGCAAATGTTCCTACATTATTTTTCTCAGCCGATACTGATACAGCAACTGTGATGATGAGAGCAGCCTCTCACCTATCAGGTCACGGTCAAACTCTGGTGGAATCTAACCTAAATAATAACCGTCATTATTACGATAGGTTTCTTGGAGAGATGTCCAACATACAGTGGGTCTTTGATTCATCACCATCACTAGATGATATTGAGTTAGAGATCAAGGCTTATGTTGAACTCTTCGGAGTTGCACCAGAGTTGATTGTGATTGATAACCTAATGAATGTTGCTGCTGAAAGCGACAATGAATGGGCTGGACTACGAGCCATAATGGTTGAACTGCACGATATGGCAAGGCAAACAGAGGCTTGTGTTCTAGTACTACACCACGTTAGCGAACAGACTGAATATGGTAAACCTAATATGCCACCTGCTCGTAGAGCAATTCACGGTAAGGTGAGCCAGCTACCTAGCTTGATCATTACTCTCGGTTATGATCCAGCAGAGAAGATGCTAAGGGTTGCACCTGTTAAGAATAGGTTTGGTCCACACACAGCAGATGGATCAGACTTTGCAACTCTGTTCGTTAGCTATGGTGTATGTCAGATCTCTGATACTGATGCAATGGGTCGTATGTATAGACGGGATGCGATGCGAGATGTCGGCTAAGTACAATAAACAAAAGGGCGCAGCCTTTGAGATAGATGCAATGAAATGGTTTCGCAAGATGGGTGTACTGGCTGAACGCTTACGCTTATCAGGCAAGGAAGATGAGGGTGATCTAGTAGTTATGATCGCTGGAGAAACCTACATCTTTGAACTAAAGAATACTAAGACACTAGACTTAAAGACATTCTGGAATGAGGCACAGGTTGAAGCAGAGAATTATGCTAAGCATCGTGGTATTGATAAGCCTTTATCTTTTGTTTTATTTAAGCGCAGGAACGCTCCAATAGAACAAGCCTGGGTAATACAAAATCTACAACAATGGTTAGGAGAGAAACAATGAAGTTTTATGCTGAACTTCTTACTTGTGGTAATTGTCATTACACAAGGAATAACAGCGAATGGTATACAAGCAAGGAAACTAAAGTTCTTTATTGCACTAAAGACTGTTACTTGGCAAAAGAGCACGGTATCAATAGTTACTGGAATGAAGATGGTTCATTAAATCAAAAGAAGTTTGAAGAAAATATTAGAGTAGTATGGAAGAATAAACCAACTAAGATAGGACTACCAGAGAATCGCAAGAGATTACATAGTGCTGGTGCAGAGAAGGCAAAGAGTTCATCATTTGATGATGGATATGATGCTGGATTTAAAGCTGGTATTGAATACGCTAAAGGAATTACAGATGAGAAAATCAAACCTAGATCTATATGATGGTATTGGGACTTGGAAACGAAGACCAATAAGAGCAGGTAAGAAAAGTTATATGCCATCTCATAAAAGATGGGGAAAAATAACGGTAACAAAGATACCAAGACCTAAGGAAACAGATGAGAAAATACAAAGTTAAGTTAGTACTAAGACGTAGAGTCAACGTATGGGTAGATGCTGCTAATAAACAAGAGGCTATATCTAAGGCTCAGGAGTTGTATCAAACTGGTGATAACAGAATGTATGACGAGTTTATTATGGGTCCTACAGCAGAGGTTGAACGGGTATGATTTGCTTAACTTGTAGGTCAGCAGGGCAAGAGAACCTTGAGGATAGTTATAAGAAAGCTAAGGCTCTACATAAAAAGTGTAAAGGAGATTGCTCTTGTCAGCACAAGACTGGTCCAGGGTGGACAAGAAGAGAAGGTACAAAGGTTCCACTGATGCAAATACAATCCCCATAGGATTGATCATCGCCCATTATGGCGGTGAGGTTAGAGAAGGTAGAGCAGTATCAGTTAAGTGTTGTTTGCATAACGATAGTCGCAGGTCAGCAGTACTAAATACCTACGAGAATCTTATGTATTGTCATACCTGCGGTAAGGGTGGCAACGCAGTAAACATTGTCAGTATCAAAGAGAATTTGGAGTTTAAAGATGCTCTCGCCCGTGCAATTGAAATCATCGCTGGAAGCGGCCACTCAATACAACAAGGATCTAAGCGAGGAAGCAATAAAGTTTCTCGCAGATCGTGGAATCTCTAAGGAGATAGCTGATGCACATATGCTTGGGACTGTAGGAGATTTCCTACCGGAGCATAGTCATCATAAGGGTTGGTTATCTATACCTTATCTAACAGTGATGGGTATATGCGTAGGCTTTAAGTTCAGAAGATTAGATGATGGCAAGCCTAAGTATGGCGCACCTACTGGGCAGAAGGGTCATCTCTATAATGTATCTGATCTAATACTTTCATCTGAGTATGTGGCTATCTGTGAAGGTGAGTTAGATACCATCATCTCTTCATCAGTACTGGGATTACCAGCAGTTGGTGTACCTGGAGTAGCAGCTTGGAAGCCACACTTTACTAAGATGTTTTCAGGTTATGGACAGGTATTTATTATTGGTGATAATGATATTAAAGAGGATGGTTCTAATCCAGGAGCAGAGTTTTCTAGAAGAGTAGCATCAGAGGTAATGAACTCAACCATCGTGTCGTTGCCACCTGGTTTAGATCTTAATGACCTATACTTAGCCAAGGGAATTGAAGAAACTAGACGAGTAATTGGAGTGCCTAATGTATGAAGAACTCAGAGCTGACGGAACTCGCCGTCTGGTTAACGGAATTGGGACTGGAAGTGGTTTTGATAGACTACGAAACTGGGACTCTCCAAGTAAAGCCAAAGCCGATAAGGTCGTAGACAATAAGTTTGCTGCTGATATGTGGGAAGTACTAGATACAGCAGGTAATTTACTTCTATCTAAGCACCACGATTACGGTCCAAAGAATATAGCTGGCTCACCTGGTGGTCCAATCAATGGGTTAAGAGTGCGTATGTGGGACAAGATCGCCCGTATAAATAACTTAGTTGATAGTAATAAGAATCCAAACAACGAATCGTTAAGAGATTCCTTCCTAGATCTATTGAACTACAGTGCTATCGCACTGATGGTATTAGATAATAACTGGCCTGAAACGCCAACTCTGGATTGTGAATGACACCTGAATTACATCCAACCTTTAAAGACTTAGTGCCTAGTGTGGCTAATGTTATTGTCCGTAAGTTTAAAGGATGGGTTGATAGAGAAGATGTTAAACAAGAGTGCTACCTATGGGCTATAGGTCGTGGTCAACAGTTTACTGATCTATTAAACGAAGAGAATCCCAACAAGCGTGAACAGAATGAGAAGCGTATTGCCTATCAGATGAGGCGTGTAGCTGAGAGGTATGCTCGTAGAGAGAAAGCATCTAAGGCTGGCTATCACATAAGCGATGAAGCCTTCTACGATACTGCAACTATTGCTCAACTAATACCTTTTGTTATTGCATCCGTTATTGATGGCACTGTATTAGAGCAAGCACAAGAGATGATCAACGATGGCACACCTCGTAAACAATCTACCCCTGCTGAGGGTGGCAATCTCCTAGCAATACTAATAGATATTAAGAAGTGTTTTCTAAAACTAGAGCAAGAAGATAAGACCATATTGCAGATGAGATACCACGATAACCTTACCCTTCAACAGATAGGCCAGTACTTAGAGTGCGCTACATCTACTGCTGATCGCAGATGCACATCTGCTCTGCGTAGATTACAGGACAAGCTCGGCGGTAATACACCTTGGGGATAGAGTTAAAAGAGCCAGAGCTACTTGATTATCTTAAAGAGTTTTACTACTCAGATCTAGAGAAGTCTGAAGAGTTTGATAACTGGGATTGTATATCCCTAGAACATAAGATGTTTATAGAACTCAAGTCCCGTAAGACACACTACCCTGATCTACTTATTGAAGAGAGTAAGTACCAAGGTTTAATTATGGCAGCAGGTATTAGATCCCTTACACCTTGGTATATCAACGCTACACCTGAAGGCATCTGGGGTTTTAATTTATCTACTATACCTCAGCCCAAGTGGGAGGATAAGTGGCTACCTATTACTACTGAGTTTGCTAATAGATCTAGTCGTACTAAACTAGTAGGGTTCTTAAAGTTAGAAGATGGAATACTATTTTGATCTACGAATATAAATGTAATGTATGTAGTGGTGTGCTAACTATTGAACGCACTCTATCTGATCCCGAAGAGATACCTACCTGTTGCCAACAAACCACCTCTCGCTTGTGGTCATCACCAGTTATTACCTTCAAGGGTAGTGGCTTCTATAGTACGGACAACTAATGGCTGAGTATCCTAATTGGTTTAAGTCTACTGCTGAAGATAACTTTACTACTTATCTTGCAGAGTATAAAGGTAAACCTAACCTTCGCTTCTTACAACTTGGTGTATTCACAGGAGATGCAACTGTATGGATGTGCAACAACATACTCACTGACCCAACCTCTAAGTTAATTGATGTTGATACTTGGCAAGGAAGTGATGAGCAAAGCCACGCCGAGATGGACTTCAGCGATGTTTATCAAGTATACAAAGAGAAGGTAAAGGATCTACCTGCTGTATCTGTTGTTAGTGATACCACCTCATACTTAATTAGACAGGTGGATAACTTCAAAGAGTCATTTGATTTTATTTATATTGATGCTGACCACACCACAGCTAATGTATTGATGGATGCTATGTTGTCTTGGCCTTTACTAAAGTCCGGTGGCATTATGGCCTTTGATGATTACACTTGGGGAAGAGATCTTCCACCGACTAAGACACCTCGCCCTGGAATCCTTATCTTTGTTGATTACCATAAGGACAGTATAGAAACTTTAATTATTAACAATCAGTATTGGATTAGAAAAAAGTAGAAAGCCCCACTGGAAGGGTAGTGAGGCTCTCCTATGCTGACTGGAAGAAAGAGTAAAACCAGTCTAACTCTTATATCGTATCACAGATACCTTGGATGATCCACTCCACTACCGGTACTGCAACAGCATTACCCATTTGTTTATAGCGGTTAGTATCTGATTGGCCATCAGTCCAACCATCAGGAAATCCTTGCAGTCTTTCACACTCCAGCGGCATAAGTCTACGCACCTGCGTTGTAGCTACCATAGGCATATTGTTTCCACCTGTTCCCATCCTTGCTTGTAAGGTATTGATCTTATCATTTTGTAATCGCATATCTCCAACTCTATTACCATAAAAAATAATAGTAGTTGCCCTGGTATCACCATTATCAAATGCGTTCATAGTTGGTACTACCCCCCCCTCTATCCACGTTTCATAGTCAGTATTACTCTGAGCTCTGCGACTTTTGTTCCACCACAAGTTTGTTCTCTGCGACATATTGATTGCCAACTCCTTTGTAATCTCTAGCTTGTAGTGTTCCAACTATTGGATTCTCTAACACTAGATTGTAATGTTCAGATCCTGATGGGCCACCTGCCCCTTTGTACCACTTAGAAGTAACAGTAGTTGTTACGCCTGGGTTGGTTGTGAGCCAGCCTGCTTCTGTAGTGCCTGT